AAGCTGATATGGCTAGCGACTCTTGGTTGAGTAAAAATGTTAGACCATTAGTTTTAATATTCTTAGTTATATCAACAGTATTATTGATATTTATCGATGCTGGCGCTATTAACTTTGTAGTTGAAGCTAAGTGGACTGATCTATTACAATTAGTATTAATAACTGTGATCGGTGCTTACTTCGGTGGTAGATCACTAGAAAAAACAAAAAAATAAAATTATGGCAATACATGGAGGCTCAGGTAACGAGCTATTTTACCACGGATCAACTTACTTAGATGGAGATGGATCAAAAATAGATTTAGATGGAGCAAATGCTAAATACTACGTTTGTGCAATATCTTTTCTTGAAGCTTCAACTTTTAGTACAGATCCTTACGGTTTGTGTATTTTAGACGGAGGAGTAAACTTAGGAATGGGTGATACTCATTTTGTATCGTCGGAAGATACGCAAACACTAGATGACGACTGGGGTGGTGTTACAGATGCTGGTGATAACGACGGGAAAGTAATTGGTGGCCAATCATTTCCAGCAGGCTTGACTATATATGGAATGTGGGATTACGTAGAGTTAGATAGTGGTGCTTGTATTTGTTACGTTGCACCAAGACCAGATTACAGCTCTAGAGCAGCGGCAATATAAATAAATAATTAACTTAAATTAAATAAAATGGCAAAAACAAAAAAATCAAAAGAAGAAAAAACAGTAGATTCAAAACCAAAAACAGACACACTACTTAGTGAGATTTCAGAAGGCGAAAAACCTACAAAGATTAGTAATGAGCATTTAAATAAAATGCAAGAAATTATAAATAATCTTAATAGAGGTCAAATGGAAATAGGCTCTATAGAAACTAGAAAACACGCTGTGTTACATCACGTTACTTCGTTTCAAGATGAATTAGCTAGAATGCAAGAAGAGCTAAAAAAAGAATATGGTACGGATAATATTAATATTCACACGGGGGAAATAAACCACGAAGATGTCAAAACTAATTAGAAAAATTACTGTAGGTAAGGATTATAAGAATGACGCTATGCATTACGCTGTTGGACAAGAGGTTTACGGTGGACATACTATCTGCGATATTATAGAAGACAAAAATAAGTATTCTATTTATATCAGAAAGAATAAAGATGTTCTACCCTGGAAAGACTTCAATAAGAATATGGCGGTATCTATAGAATATAATCTAGAGTACTAATGAAAGCGCCTTTTGACTTTGTTATAGAGCCAAAAGGAAATAGATACAACAATACTAAGAAAGTTGATGATAAAGACCTCATTTTAAACACTGAGATCTTTAATCATCAATTCGTAAATAGAGAAGCTATTGTTAAATCTATTCCCACAGCTTTTGAAACAGAAATAGAACCCGGAAACAACGTTATAGTACATCACAATGTGTTTAGAAGATGGCATGACGTTAGGGGTAAGGAAAAGAACAGTAGAAGTTACTTCGATGAAAACACGTATCTAGTAAAAGAAGATCAAATATTTTTGTACAAAAGGTATTGGAGATGGAAAGCAGTAAAAGGATATTGTTTTGTACAACCTATAAAAGATACAAATTATCTTACAGAAGATATAGAAAAACCCTGTGTAGGTAAAATTGTATATACCGACGGTAGTTTCAAAGAAGGTGATTTAGTAGGATTCACACCGTTCTCTACTTACGAATTTATAATCGATGGTAAAAGATTATATAGAGTTATGACCCAATTTATTACAATTAAATATGAATACGAAGGAAACGAAGAAGAGTATAATCCAAGCTGGGCAGAAAGCAGTGGAGGAATTAATCAAGGTAGCTAAAGAGCCTATTGTAGATTCTGGAGATGATATTACTGCTGATAGATTAAAGAACGCTGCGGCTACTAAAAAACTAGCAATATTTGACGCATTCGAAATACTTACAAGAATTCAAGAGGAAGAAAATCTACTTGAGGGCAAAGCACCTGAAGAGAGAAAGGAAGAAGTCTTTAAAGGATTCGCAGAAGGTAGATCTAAGTAATGTACAAGCAAAGTTTAGTTAGCACGGTTGAACCAATAAAAAGAACCACTATTACCAGAATGAACAGAGGTAAGAAGTGGAAGTACGGTTACAACAAAGAGCACGACTTAATTGTATTATCTCACAATGGTGTTATCGGTGAGATTATAGAAATACAAAATTTAATTATAGCGCTACCTAAACCACCTAAAGAAGTATATAAACACGAGAAAAACAAATGGGTGAGGCAAGAATACCCTAAAGAACTTAGTCGTATTAAAAACATATTCGATTGGAGGGGTTATCCGGAAGACAGTAAAGAAAAATGGTACGATTATATAGACGAAGAATTTAAACGTCGAGACGAAGGATTCTGGTTTATAAATAATGGTAAACCAACCTGGATAACTGGTACGCACTATATGTACTTACAATGGAGCAAGATCGATGTAGGTGCTCCAGATTTTAGAGAGGCAAATAGATTGTTTTATATATTCTGGGAAGCTTGTAAAGCGGACAAGAGATGCTACGGTATGTGTTATCTAAAAAATAGGCGTTCTGGATTTTCTTTTATGTCAAGTGCTGAAACAGTTAACTTAGCTACCTTAACAGGAGACGCTAGATACGGTATACTTTCTAAAACTGGTTCTGATGCTAAAAAGATGTTTACAGATAAAGTAGTTCCAATTAGTATAAATTACCCATTCTTTTTTAAACCGATTCAAGATGGTATGGATCGACCTAAAACAGAGTTAGCGTACAGAGTTCCAGCTAGTAAGTTCACTAGAAAGAAAATAACTTCTAATGAAAAACTAGAAGATTTACAAGGGTTAGATACAACTATTGATTGGAAAAACACTGGAGACAATAGTTATGATGGGGAAAAATTAAATCTACTAGTACATGACGAAAGTGGTAAATGGGAGAGACCTGATAATATATTAAATAACTGGAGAGTTACAAAAACATGTTTACGACTAGGTAGTAGAATAGTTGGTAAATGTATGATGGGCTCAACTTCAAACGCATTAGATAAAGGTGGAGATAACTTTAAAAAATTATACAACGCATCCGATGTCACGCAAAGAAATAGAAATGGCCAAACAAAATCTGGTTTATATTCTTTGTTTATCCCAATGGAATGGAACTACGAAGGATTTATTGACGAATACGGATATCCAGTCTTCGATAATCCAGATCATGACGTGCTCGGACCAGATGGCGAATTAATTGACGTAGGTATTGTAGAACATTGGGATAATGAAGTAGAGGGACTAAAATCCGATCAAGATGGATTAAATGAATTTTACAGACAATTTCCAAGAACTACAGAGCATGCTTTTAGAGATGAGTCTAAAAATAGTATTTTCAACCTTGTTAAAATATACGAACAAATAGATTACAACGAAGGCGTAGGTAATTCATCTATAATATCTACTGGGAATTTTCAATGGGTTAATGGGGTAAAAGATACACAGGTTATATTTTATCCTGATCCAAAAGGTAGATTCAAAGTAAGTTGGTTTCCACCAAGCCACATGCAGAATAAGATTACAATGAAGAACAATGTAAAGTATCCTGCGAATGAACACATGGGAGCTTTCGGTTGTGATAGTTATGATATATCAGGAACAGTAGATGGGAAGGGATCTAACGGAGCTTTACATGGTCTTACCAAGTTCTCAATGGAAGATTGCCCACCTAACCACATGTTTTTAGAATATGTAGCTAGACCGCAAACAGCTGAGATATTTTTCGAAGATGTACTAATGGCTTTAGTGTTTTATGGAATGCCTTTACTTTGTGAGAATAACAAACCAAGATTATTATACCATTTAAGAAGAAGAGGATATAGAGGTTATTCTATGAATCGACCAGATAAGTTATGGAATAAACTATCTGTAACAGAAAAGGAAATAGGTGGAATACCTAATTCAAGCGAGGATATCAAACAAGCTCACGCCGCCGCTATTGAGATGTATATACAGAGCCACGTAGGTCATTTAGGTGATGGAAATTATGGAAACATATATTTTAATGAAACATTAAACGATTGGAGTAGATTTGATATAAATAAAAGAACTAAATTTGATGCAACAATAAGTTCTGGATTAGCGATAATGGCTTGCAATAGACACTTATATAGACCAAACGCTAAAATTGAGAAACAACAATTA